TGTTCGGTTAAATTATCCACGGTTTTCAGTTTTTCACCCGCTTCCAACAATCGTTGGTTCATATCCTCAATTTGTGTTTCGGCGTCGCGTGTTCGTTTCGCGTATTTCGATATTTTATCTTGTATCAATCCATCAACATGTTCTTTTGCGATGTATTCAATTCCGTCTATTATTTTGGTTTCCATGGTTCCTCCTTTGGAAATGTTAAATTAAAAATAAAGCCTTTTGACGTTGTATTTCACGAATTTTTTCAGCGGCTTCATCCTCCGATAAATCTGGATATAGCTCCATCATTGCGTCAATCGGTGCTATAAGATTGGAAGCCAATTTTTCTTTGATGTCATTTCGTTGTTCTCTTTTTTCCTCTACTGATAAACCTATACGCGCGTATCTAATTTTATATCCACTTTCAGGAAGATCATAACCCAAAAATCGATTGGCCATCATTGCAGCTAATGACAATGTCATTTGATCGCCACGTTCAAATGATGGTTTATATCTTGCTTGGGCTTCACGCATTGATTCTTTTGATACGGCTATGGCGTAACCGCTACGAGGATCACCAGATAACCGTTCAATGTCTCCTGGATTGATACCCGCCATTTGTGCCACTTTTCGTTCGTACTGAATAACCGCTTCCAATGTTGTAGATGGATCACCACCAGCTTGAAATTGTCCAATCATCGGTTGTCCAATATTATCGGGGTCTTGTGTAAATACCAATATAGAAGCGGGATCCGTTGAGATTGCGGCGCGTTTTGCGGCGGTGTCCGTGTCTCGAACATTCAAACCAGCCAATTGTAAACCTGCAATATAGCGTTGAGGAAATCCCGTATCTCGCGTCAAATGCAGCCAATAGGTATAGAGGGCGGCGGCTGTGAGGGAACCATATACGACCTCAGCATTTTCAAAACTGTTAAAAAGTTTTCCTGTAATTTCCGCATGATATAAGGAATATGGAATAACGGGCGTATTATCCGAGTATTTGAAAGGGTAGTTTTCACCATCCATTTCACTTCCAAGATATTCTTTTGTGAAATCCTCGCCAAATGTTCCATCGCTTTTCATCTCTACAATTTTCATTTTTGGATTGTTCATATTACGTAAATCAAAAATATCAGCCGTCCAAATCACTTCCTTTGAATGTGGATGGTGTCGCAATCTCAATTCATACAAAAATCGAAGTTGGCTTGGATCTCCACTTGATGATTCGCAATAAATTAAATCTGGTGTTACGGGCCTAAACAATAGGCCATTTGAATCGGATATGTCAACTCGCATAAACATTTCACGACATCCAATTGTAAACATTTGAAACGATTGCATCATAGCCCATAAACCACTTTCATATATCAGTCCATCATCGCCCAAAAAACCTTGCATTGATTCACGATTTGCATCGATACCAATCATTGGTGGTTCATTGTATAACGCCGATAATGATTTCGATGTTGCCTTGAATACATTGGATGACATATCACTAACACCCCAAGCCGCGCGGCGTTCTCTCGACACGTGGCGCGCCAATTCCTGTTCTAAATCGTCTTGCCATTGGCCGCGCAACATGCGAACACGCAAAGCGTTATGTTCCCATCGTTCATTAGTTTCCATTGATGGGGCTGGTGGTTTTGGTTGAAAATCTAACATCATAATATATTCCTTTATCCTATTCTGAACGATCCATGTATAGGTGTTTGATATTTTATATCAATAATTGGTGTTACGCTATATCTAAGGGCGTCAAGTGCGTGTTTATGCTCTGATAGCCGATCCATTGCGCCACTTTTTCGTAGCGTCCAACGTCTGAATGATCTTATGAGCGTTTCACATTTGGGGTGAACCGTAAAACGGTTTTTCATCATTCTATCATGTAATAATTGACATCCATAATATACAGACCATCTTGGTTTGTGTGCGGTGTGAATTCTAAATGGCATGGTTCCTTGTGGATATTCCAATACATGTTCCAAGGCGCTACGAAGCATGGCGTTTGACATCCGGCCGCCATGTCTACCACCGCGATGTGCTATATCACCGGTCCATCGTGTGATCATGTTTGGTGTCAATCCATTACGTGATAACATCCGCAAAATTGCACGGGCATGTGTCTCAGCCATAGACCGTTCATTTTGATTTCCTCCACTATAATATTCATCGAGTACATATACATGTGGGTTATCTGATTCCGTCATGTCGATTGCGCATAATATAACCGCTTGGGCCCCTGGAAGTGAACCGTGATCAATACCAATTGAAAATCTATAATCACCATCATTTGGACATGGGGCGTCTGAAATCATTTCCTCACTAAAACATTCAAACACCAATCCATCCGGCCGGCCGGCTTCCCATGATCCTTCCAATCGTGCTTGTCGATCCAATGGTAGATATGTATCTGCTATGCGGTCGATATCTTGTTGTGTTAAAAGCGCTCTACATCCCATTGGTGTAACATTTTCTATATTCAACGCCGCGACAATATCGTGGATTTTTCCATCGTCCACCATTTGTTTTAAATATCCACAATCTTGTCCAATCGGTGTCATTGTCATGACCATCCTTCCACGTTTTCGCAAAAGTCTAGCTGCTAATTCTCCAAATATTGAAACGGGCGGTGGTTCATCAATCCAAACCATGTCAACCGTTCCAGATGCAACACCCAATGTTCCTTGGTTGGTTGTTTTGATTCGAACCAAGGAACCATTTTTGAATGAAATAATCGGTGTTTTTCCTTTGAATCCTTTTCCCGGGACATACTCACAACCATCCGATAATTCAGCTGGTGGAATCAAATCATATATTTTTCCTTGTACGGTTTTGGATTGCTCCCAACTATGTACAATCACCCATATTTCCTTTGGGCCATCCGGTATATTTTTATATGGATGCCTATTCAATGCATAAAAAATCATTTCAGCAGCGCCGGCGGCGGTCTTTCCTAACTGGTTGCCGGCTCTAAAAAGTGTTATCGGTGCTGTCGATTGTAAAAACGCCAATTGTGGTTTGGTAGGTGTGAACCATGCCAATGGATCCGCGGTTGTTACATCGCGCATTTTCAACAATGTTTTGGTTATACTGGCGATGTTAATGTTCATTTTTCATATTCATTTTTGACATTTTGCGGAATGTCGTTTGGATCAATATTGATTTCATATCCTTGTTTGAGACATAGAACCATCGCAAATTTTTTTTCTACATATACATAATGATATGATCCATCATTTAATTCTAATCTACACCAAATTTTTTCATTTCTCATATATCCATCCCCCTATAGATTTATTTTTAAATTCTTTGATTTTTTCGCACGTTCAAACAATTTTTTATCCGCGGTTTTCGTGGTTTTTCCCTTGGTAATAAACGAATAAACACGGGCCTTTGCCCATTGTGCTTGCGTTGCTCCTGGTCTATGTCCTACGGCCCATGCCGCTTGTCCTTTTTTGTATACTTCACCAATGATTCCTTTTGGAATACCGGTCACACTTGCCACCGCTTTAACAAATTTATCATCCGCATCACCGGACCGCATTTTTTTTGATGATGCCAATATCTTATCTCGTAATCCGGATCTTGTTACTTTCATTGTAGATTTGGATCTTCGTGTTTTTGCTCTTGCATCACCAGGAAGCGCTTTAAATGATTTCTTTTTTCCCGTGGCTCGTTTTCGAATTTCCGCTTTTCGACGTGCGGCGGTTGATGATCCCAATGATCCAATATATTTTGATGGTACTTTTCTAGCCATAAATCACCACGGTATGTTGTTAATTTCTTTTTGGATTTTCCTATATTCTTCTATATCGTCAAGTATACCACTTTTCATGATATACCTTCCAATGGTTTCGCTACATTGTGGAACGATGGCATTTCCTAAAGCTCTAACTCGGTCCAACCGGTTGGGAATCCCATCATCCATTCGACAAAGCGGGGGTTCAATCGGTGTTCTTTTCCAATAGTTTCTTTCGTGTATCCTGCCATTTGTGCCGCCCGTACATTTAAAGATCTTTCGCGATTCCATTGGCTCGGTGTGCATGGATTGTTTTTGGATGTGTTGGCGGTTGGTGTTGGAAGTAATTTCATACTTTCCTTTATCATTATTTTCACATATGTTTCCAATGGTGGCGTTCCTGTTTGACCTGATTTTTTTCGAATTGTTCTTGGTGTTCCGTTCCTTGTCATGTAATATTCTTGTGTGATGTTTCCACCCATCGCTGATGCCGTTGGCGTTGGAAGTTTCACACCCTGTTCCATCATTAATTGGATTTGTATTCCAAGATTCATTGGAATGTTTCCTTTTGTGTTGTACTTCTTTTGATGTTTTTCGTTTCTCTTTTTCCACAATTCCAAATTTTCCATCCGTGTGGATTTGGTTGGGGTACGCAATAAAAAAGATCCTTTCGCGTTTGTGTGGCGCGCCTTCATCTGATGCGCGTACATCAATCCATTCAACATCATACCCGATTTGGGATAGCGATGAGATGACGATATCCATTCCTCGTCCTTTTTGAGTGATTGCGGTGACATTTTCAGCGATTGCGATTCGTGGTCGTACCATATCAATGATTCGTAACATTTCAAACCAAAGACCGGACCGCGCACCATTGGCAATTCCTTTTCCTTTTCCAGCTTGGCTAATGTCTTGGCATGGGAATCCTCCGCAAATAATGTCCACAATGTTAATTGTACCATGTTTGATCTCCTTTATATCATCATAGATTGGAACATCTGGCCAATGTTTTTTCAATACCTTTTGAGCAAATGCGTTTTGTTCACACTGCCAAATGGTTTTTGAATTTGGAATTGCACGTTCCAAACCTAATTCAAAACCACCGATTCCGGAAAATAATGATCCAATTGTTATTTGTTTTTGTTTATTAGTCTTCATAAGTCTCTTGTATTATAGGCCAATATTTATTTGGTGTCATTGAAATAATATTGTAATTAATATGATCAACGGAATCATCACATGTCCATCCCATGTTCATATATGCATTTATCAACAAACAAAAATCATATATAAAACATTCATGCACTAGATGATATCCAACAATAGCACGATCTAAATATTTTCTTGGTTCTAGATATACAGTATTATCATTTATCATTTGTCTTTAACCTGATTACGTTTCCACTTTCATGTGCTTCAATCACTTCCAATAATTCGTGTCGGATGATTGGTGGTAGATTCACAAATGCATCAATCAACAATCGTTTGTGTTCATCCATCGACATTTCCCTTAACTCATCGCCAGCCGCTTCAATGTATTCCAACATTTCATTGTGGACCTGTATTTGTAATTTGTGAAATGATGGAAGCGAATGAACAACACGTTCAACACGTGCGGTTTCAATGTCGTTTGATATCTCCATTAATTTCATCCGACGGAATAAAATTGGATCGTCTGGAATATTAGACGATGTTATTTGATTTGGATTGTAATTTTGTACATTGGATTTTTCTTGACTTTTCTTTTTTCCGGTTTTGATGGTTCGCGAAATTGTGGATTTGGAAACACCATATTTTTTTGAAAGCGCATCCATCGATATATCATTGGATTGATATTCATGAAGGATTGCGATTTTTTCAGCTGGCGTTAACTGGCGTTTCATTTTGGACATGCAACATCCTGATTGTTGTTCCATTTCATTATAACATATAAAGAGAAATTGTCGCGGTCAACAATA